TTATTTACTTTCATAAGGTCATCCATTAATCTACCTATCTGACCTTTTACCATTCCCCATGTTGCCGCTAAACCGCACAACACAGTGCCTATGGTCATTAATTCTCTAGCACCTAATTCCATTATTTTCTAATCCAGTTAATATAAAATACTACTCCTATTATACCAACTGTTACAAGTAGCACTCCTACTCCTGTTTCCAGTATTTTGTATAAACGTTGAGTTGTTTCGGCTTTCTTTAGCTTCTGCTTTTTTACTTCTTTGGTATGCTCTTCAATTCTACGTCTACGTTCTTCTAAAATATCAGTCCAAGTGTCAGGACCAAACCTGCGATTAATCATTAACCTAACACGATTTATTTGCTCTTCAGCTAATTTTTCTTCTATACTTTCTTTAGCTATAGCTCCAAGAGAAAATTTATCTGCACTATCGCCTAATGTTTTATGTAAAAAAGAATCCCATCTACCAGCTATAGGATGAGAAGATTTTTTTATTTCTTTACGTCCTTTAAACAAATCATCTATTTGATCTGCAACTACCGATATATCTTTTGCAGTTCCTATTGCACCCTTAATTGCTTTGACTGATGCGTTAATTAAGCTCAGTCCTGCAAGAGTTTCTGCTACGACCATTACTTAGGATGTTTGTCTTTGACAGCCTTGATAACTTTTTTCCACTCATCAATTCCATCGTGGTAAATTTTATCTAGCTGATCTTCAATAGATGGGTATTCGTCTTTTCGTTTGCCAACATAAGCAGTTGCCGCAACGTGAGCATCGTACTCTTTTTTCCACGTAGCAATATCTTCGTCTGAAGGTATGCCACCGGGAAATTCAGTGATGACGCCATCTCGCGTAACCATGCCTGATTGATGGTTATGTTTCCAGCCAATGATTTGGCCCATGTTATCTATTTGTGTTGCCATCATATTTTCCTACGCTGAAATTTCGGTAACGATTAAAGTTGTATGTGGAGTATCACCTCCAATTGGATAACCAGAGGTTGCATATCCATTCACAGAAACTGTTCCAGATGTATTGGCTACACGCGCTCGAATTGTTGTTGCATTGGTTGTTCCAGCAACAATGACAGTGGATAAAGAAATATCATTTGAATAATGAGTATAATTATATCCACTAGCGAGTGCATTTGCTGTGGTATCCTGAAATATGCCCCACGTTTTGTAATTTTCTGTTCCACCAACACAGCTAAAAAATTCAATCTTTAATAAATTTGAAGCACTGGCTGGTGTAATTGCCCTCGTGAGTACCTCGACCCCCTCTCCAATCTGCATTATAGAATCATCGAAAGCACTTAAAGTTGTTGAAGTTATATACTCATGACTTGTTGCATAAAGAACTTGAAGGATTTTACCAGCACCACTAACAGCACCAGTGAAGGCATAAGCATCAGTGAGATCAAGAACGTCTGCGTTTACTTTGGTTATACTCATGCGTTTGGTCTCCGATATTGTTTTATAAGTCCCGAAGCAAAATTGCCACTATCAGGGTAAAATCTTACACAAGTATGAGCTTCGGCTGATGTATAATCACCTCCACCCATTTCGTTTGAATAACTACTGTCGTGATAATATCGCCAATTTCCCTTTTTATCGTACACTGTTTTAGTTCCAGAGTTAGCTGGATCAAATAAAGTGAGGATCATATATGGAACACCTTTGCCAGATGCACTTCCTGTTTGAGCGTAACCAAATTGTATGTGTGAAGTTGATGCAGTTGCAGAACTAGTGCCACTTGACCAAACGGTACAACCTAAATCTGCATATGAGCTTGTTCTATAGGTTGGTCCAGCGACACCAAGGTATCCTCTAATATAAACTTGATTGGTTCCGGGCATTATATTTTGCATTTCGTACTGCCAATCGTAACCCGTTGTCATATTTGTAAAATCAAGAGTTGAACTTGAACTAGCTGTTACAGTAGACACATATTCCCAACCACCTCCTCCAGCTACACCAGCTATACTAGTGATAAGACCGGGAGTTATTTTAGTTGCCGTCATTAGCTAGGCTCCGAAGGCCAAGTGTATTCTTTAACTACCTTGGCATCATCTAGGGTTGCTGGAAAATCTCTTAAATCTTTACGATACTTTTTCCACTCATCGCTAAGTGTCACATCCGAAGAAGCCATCCAATCTGTACTAGCTAATTTAAGATCACGTTCTTGGCGTAAACTTGCCCATGCTCTTTCAGCGGCTTTGTCTGCCCATTCTTTTTCTTGAGCATCACGAGCTTTTTCTTCTTCTGCTGTAAAAGGTACTTTACCTTCGTTGGTCATATGATGTCTTGCCATTGTAGTCTCCTATTGTTAAAAATTATGCCGAAAGTTTTCTGCGATATTGTACAAATACGCCAGCTTCTACATTACCACTTGAGAAGTAAAATTTTACTGCTACATGGGAAGCGGCAGTATCGTGATACCAATGCTGTAAAGAATTATAAAAAGTATGCCCAGAGTTTCGATTGATGCTTCGCCCCATGATTTTTGTTACCCCTGATCCCGCTGGATCAAAAACATCCCAGTGTCCAGCACCAGAATCTGGTTCGGTTCCGTCCATTGAATTAGCAGAAATTGCCATATAAGTAGTGTATTCATATGACGTAACAGAAGCACTAGAATTTACTTCCATTGTTGTACCCAAATATCCACTTGTTAAATAAGAAGGTCCACTTGTTCCAAGTTCTGCTTTAAACAGTGCGTCATTCGTAGCTGGTGTTAAATTGCTCCAACGATACTGATAATCGTATCCGCTGACCATGTTTGTAAATGCTACTGTTGCATCATCACTAGCTGTTATTGCACTAACAAACTCGTAGCCCCCACCAGCTACCGTCTGCCATTCAACAGCATTGGCGGCTGAGTTCATCGAAAGTTTTTGATTAGCAGTACCTTTTCCTAATCGAGCTAATGTGTCTGTGCCAGTTGCCGTTAGAACATCGCCTTGAACTAATGAGACATCTAGTTTAGCCCCCGTGACCGAATTGTCTGCGGGAGCATTAACTATGCCTGTATTAAAATACTGGATAGTTGTAGCAATATTGGTTCCGGCTGGTAGAGTTGAAGTACAGGTAAGTGTTGCACCACTGACGTTAAAATCTATTCCCGGTGTTTGTGCTACACCATTAACATAGAGCATCGTTGCATTAGTAGTTCCATTCTCATCTAATGTAAGAGTAGTAGTGCCACCATTATGACGTTTCACTTGAGGATTGAGTTGAGCTAGACCAGTTAGATAATTACTCATTTAATCCCCCTTTGGAAAGTCGGATTTCACTTTGTCACAAGCGACAACCCAAGCTTTATATTTAGTGTCATCACCTTTTTCCTTATCGTGAACAGCTTCAAGGAAATGATTGATAGGAGGATACTGAACTCTTCGTAGTATTTTATAATCTGACATAATCTTTCCTAACCTATCGCTGTAACTGTAAGTGTTGGAACTATAAGATGACTTCCTCCAGCCCCATCCCAATAATCTGTCTCATGTAACTTAGATTGATGACTTGTACTGTAAGCTCTAACTTGTAGTTTTAATGTTTTACTTGAACTCCAAGACGCTAACTTTCCTGTTGCTGTTTCATTTCCATCACCAATCGTAATAATCCAACGATAAGTGTCTAGGTGATCGGAATAGCCGTAACTAGATGAACCTCTCCTTGCGTTTGTTACTTCATCAGAATCAATATAGAATTTCATATGGTGCATCTGATTGCCATCTTCGTATCCATAGCCATACTGGAAATTATAAATTACAGCCTGTGCGCCAGACGGAGGTGTGTAAGCTATTAAGCTTCCTGAAAAATCAGCATAGCTTGCCGTTGGAATTTGCGCTGATGTTACATCTTGCGCTGTATATGTTCCACTACCAACAGTAACAGATCGACCATCACATACTAATGGAACAACCTCTAAAACTGAGCCAGCACCACCCACGGCTCCCCAAGAGTTATCACCTCTAAGATATGTACTAGATGAAGCTGTTCCCGAAGCTGATAGCTCTGCAACACCAATTGCATCGTCAGCCATTTTAGCGTTAGTTATACTATTATCTTGAGTAACCATATAATTAGGATGCTCTTGTGCATAACGTGCTTCTATCTTTGATGTACCAGTAGGGATGGCGGCATCAAAGGTAACTCTTACACCTGATACAGTATACGTATCGTGATGCTGAGTTACTCCATCAAAAGTGATGTGAACATTATTCTCATTGCCCGGATTAGCACTAAGATCAATGTATGTGCTAGAACCGTCATTAAATCCAACACCGTCAGCGAATACATCTACTGTAGGTGTAACTAGCTCCCGTAAGGTTGGAGAGATACCTGATATGTACCCACCCATTTTATGTTACCTTTAAGTAAGAAATTGTAGCTTCTAAACTTGAGTTCGCTTGAGCATCACACTTTATGTAGTCACCAGTTTCTAACACTAACTTCCCTTGCATTGGGCTAAAAGCATCGTTAACTGGTATATTTATCTCTTTAGCTAAGATTGAGTTTGTACTACCGCCTGATTGGTATACAGTGGCAGTCAGCCAAGAAGCTGTAGTTGCATGAACGTTAGCAACTTGAAATCCTACTATTACAAGTGTTTCTCCAGAACCAGCAGTTAGTATCGTAGGATCACTTGTGGTAATATCTGCTGAAACCATGTGGAAAGTATTTGCCATTATTTACTCCTTTATCCTAATGCGATAGCTAAAGCTGTAGCGGTAGATGCCGCATCAGTAGCAGTAACGAAATTAGATGAGTTTACGGTTAAAAGTTGAAATTGTGTACCATCGTAGATAACACCAGTAAGTCCAGCGGCTAATACTTGATTTGCTGATAAAGCTGACCCATTGTTTTGTATTGCCTTAACCCCTAGTCCACTAACGTTTAAAGTAGAAGCACCCGTGTTGTTATTATCTGCATCAAAATAAAATACTTGTCCAGCTACATAACTGGTTATTGCTGGACTAGGGGCTATAACGTAAGCATTAGCACCCCCTGTGTCTTGAGCAAAATTCATCGAAGCGTTCTGAGCTTGTCCAAGTGTTACACTGTCTGTTAAAGCAGTACCTACGGCAAGACCTGTTATCTTAGCATTGTTTGTGGCTAAAGCAGATAAACCTGCTATAGAACCTCCTGATATACTTACACTGTCAGATGCTTGTGTAGCTATTGTACCTAAACCTAAAGCAGTTCTAGCGGCACTTGCAGTAGTAGAACCTGTACCACCCTTGTTAACTGGAACAGTACCTAAACTAATTGTAACTGAACCTATAGCATTGTCTCTAGCAATAGGACTTGTAGCTGTTATACTAGATACACCTGACAAAGCAGATGCAAGAGTGTCTTTACGTATTTTGTGCGTTGTACCTTCGCTTATATCAACAATAGCTAGAACATCATCAGCCGCTAAATTAACTTCGGATAACTCTGTTAACTCCGTTATTTTTTTATTAGTAGCCAATTAATCCTCCCCTAGCCTTCTAGCCAAGTTATATTGACCGTGGCTGTTCCTGATGCTGTTATAGATGCAACTTTAAAACCCTCTTTAATAACAACTGTGATAGGTTCTCCAACGTTAACTGCTATTCCAGAAGCTACCGTTGCAGTTGGAGCGGCACTATCTAACTTAACATAAGCTAAAGCTGAAGAAGATATCCTCACATAGTTTATTCCCACTGGTGTTGCCGCTGATCTAGATGCCCCTGAAGACGTAGTTGCCGCTAGGTTTTCACTAGAGTGTATTGTCATGAAGTTATTTTGTCTTGCCATTTTTCTAAGCCTTTACGTTTCTGTTAGAAGACATCTCATATCCAAGTTCTACTCCTTTTAACTTGATCTCTTCTTTCTTTAGGTTAATATTATTTTCTAATTCTAATCTTTCAAGTTCAAGCTTACCTGCTTTTATCTGTAACTCGTTTTGCTTAACTTCCGCTTCCATCCTAGAAGTCTCTGCTTCCATCACTAGTGCTTGAGCTTGTGCCTGTGCAAGTTGTTCCTGCGCTGTTGGAGGAGGTGGCTCTACTGGTTGAGGTGGGCTTATATATTGATCAGTATCTTTAATACCCATCTCTGTACCAATTTCTTTGGCTAAATTATATATATTTTCTGGTGAAACTATATTGTCCGTCTGTTGAGCTATTTTCTCTACAAGACCTGCGTAACTAGATAAATTATTAAGCCTAACATCTTGATCTCCGTAACCTAAACCGACTTCAATGTTTACATCAAGGTCTTCTTTCCAACTTGAAGGATCAACCTCGTAATAGTCGTTGTTTAAACGTAGTACTTTTTTACCATCTTCGTATCTTTGTATTAAATTATAGATACTCTTGAACATACTACGAACACCCGTGTCAGCAAATATTCTGGCAATTAGTTCTACTCTCCCTTGTGCATTGCTTAAAGCACCTTGAACAGCACCCTGAGTTACGTGCGACTTTAATATATCAGCAGGTAGTCCTTGTGTAGCTGGATTTACCCCTGTTCGTCCTGACTTTAACTTTTCCCAATAATCCAGCATTTCAAAGCTGTATTGTTGTAAGGCAGGTGTCTGTATAGGTTGTAAAGCATTAGGTGATCTGGTGCGAACAATACCACCGGGACGATTAGTTAACAGATCGTCTATGTTAACCTGACCCTCTACAACTTGAAACCTTCCGTTGTTAGCAAGGTACATATTATCTAACAAGTTACGGGTTAGAGTACTTCTAACTAACTGTATGTCTTGTACCGTTTCTGCCACTGACAAGCCATAGAACTTATGGGGAATGGGTATAGGACAAATAGAACTAAAGGGGATGGTATCTACCGGGTCTACTTCTAGAACTTCGTTACCAGAGTGTATTATCTTATATAGTACCCCTACTCCTGATTCTTCCATATCCATCTTAACATAAGATTCAAATACCTCAACGGTGTCTTCTGATTTAGATACTGACCCTGTGCTTAGAACATTTGTACTATCGTAAGCGTGTCGTGCCATGTATTCTTGACTTGTGGTTATACCATCTGCATTAGAATCAGAACCGGATAAACCTTCTACTAACTCTTCATCAAAACCCATTTCTATTAGTTCTGATCTGGTTTTATGAGAACGATGACAAACAAATCTAAAATCTTCTAGACTTTTAGCTCCACGGTTTATTAAAAACTCTTCTGGAGGTACGTTCTCTACCGTAACTTTACCGCTTATTTTTGTTCTGGTAAAAGTTACATCGTGTTTTACTTCTTCTATTTCTACCATCTCTCCCGTCTGGGGATCAGGTACTTCTACCATGTTAGAATTTTCAGTGTGTTCTAGTATCTCTAACTCAGGGTCTTCTAAGATTAAACTAAATTCTTGCTCTGTTAGTTTTTCGTAAGATTCAGTAGTTGTCTTTTCAACATCTTCCCAGTAGTGTTTTACAATACCTACTTTTTGTAGTAAGGCATCGAAGAAGAAATTATAGAGTATGTCAAAACCTTTGTTCTGTTTGTAGAACACATGGTTTACATAGTTAGTAGCTTGTTCAGCTACTCTAACATCCTCTGGACCTTCAGGTGCAAATCTAACTACGTCTTTACCACTTGTGAATATACGCATTAAACTAGGCATCATCCACATTATAGTGTCTTGAACATCGGTAATTACAACTTGAGAACGTCCGTCTTCTTCGTTACCAAAGGGTTCACCGTAGAAATATTCAATAGCAGTTTTACGTTGTGTACTTACTTCTGAATCTATGAAAGAAGAACTTTCTTCAATTTCACTGTCAACAATAGCAAGAATTTCGTCATCAGACATTTTTGCCATGTGTTAAGCTTTCGTTGTTTTTTTCTTCTTTTTGTTTTTAAGTACTGCCTTTTTGTAAGCTTCCATTCCTTTTTTATCGTAACCGTAACTTTTACCTCTGTAGCTTGGCATCTGTAACTCCCAATTATAAATAATAGCTAAACTAAACAAATTTATACAATACCTCTATTTTCGTATTGTATCTTAGCATCAAAGTTGTACTTCTTGTACGTGGTGTTGTTCGTGGCTTTTTCACCGAACCTTTCTACTGAAAGAGTGGCATATCTCATTGCTGATATTAAGTCATCTTTGATTGCAACCACTTTCCCATTTTTTCTATGATACAACCTAAGTTCTTCAAGGGTTTCTTGGCAAGATTTAAAAATTTGTAGCCTACCTGTTTCAAAACGTTGTAGCATTTCGCTGATACCAGCTTCAACTGAATTATTACCATTTAACTTTCCTTCTGCTGGTGGATTTGTAAAGTGATCTGCAAGCATATACACTCCTAAATCTCTGTATTGTTGTGCTAACTGTATTCCCGATCCTTTATCGTGTTGTAATCCATCGTGAGGAAAAGCAACTGGTATTCCTCTTGATCTAGAGTTTAAAGCTGAAGCGTGTGTTATAGGTGTTTCTTTACTTCTCCTGTACTCATCGTATACGTATATCACATCGTTATCAGGGTCTAAAGCTACCCAACTAACTGCGGTGGGATGATCATATCCAAAATCTATACCAGCTAAGATAAGATAGTGTTTAGGTATATCAAAATCATCGCAAATAATATCATCTTCAGCTATAGGAAATATCAACCCTGAACCAAATACGGGTATTCCCTTTGATCTCATGTCTCTTTCAGCAGGACTGTAAACAGCTAGTAACTGTTCTTTGGTCTTATCGTCTAAGTGTTCAACATCGTCCCATGTTGCTGTTATCATAGACTGCCCCGGTTTCAATTCGTTTAAGAAAGAACTCACCACCTGAGTCATCCCTTTTTCCGGGGTAAACGTCATATAGACAATACCTGCTGTGTCTGCTGTTCTGGTTATACACTGACTAAAAATTTCCTGTTTAGGTTCCTCGTCTAGCCAGACAACATCTACTGCTTCGCCCATGAACTTCTCAAATCCCTGTTCATAGGCTTTAAAACTTATGCTAGAGTTACCTCCTGATTTGTGTTTGACCAAAGCCGAACTAAAAGCATTAGGTACTCCGGGTTTACGCACCGTGGATACGATTAAACTTTTAGGTAAAGCTCCTTGACCTAACTTAGTAGGGTCTTGTGGATTACCGAAAAGTTCTCTTTGTATGATATCTCTGGTGGTGTCGTTACTTTCACCTGCCGCCCAAACCCTGACAGGATGATCAAATTTATGTCCCTTCCACCAATCAGGATATACTCCCGTCATGTGGAAACTTGTTTCAGCGGCTCCGCAGAATGTTTTACCCACCCTGTTAGCCGCCATGAGTATTCTTTGTGCCGAACTGTGTCCAACGGAGTGAAACTTTTGTTGGTAATCGTAGGGCTTATATAGCTTTATCCTGTTTTCCTCTACACGCCTTTTTTTCTCTTTTAAAAGCTCTAGAGTTTTTTCATTGCTCATTTAGGAAACTTAACCACATTGTCTTCAACGAGTCTAGCTATTTGTTTATCTATCTCTTCATCTGATAACTCAGATACCTCTTTAACGGTTGTCTCCTGTCTTTGAACAGCATCGTACCCTGCTCTACTTAGGATATCCCTAGCGGCATTGAGTCTCACTGTGTCTGAATCTGATTGTAGTAGTTGTTCTAAAACACCTAGAGCCATTGTAGCAGTTTCACTTACTTTTTCCTCTATGCGTTTTTCAATATGGGGCCAAAGGTATCTTTGTGTTCTGTTGGCACGATGTTTGAATACACCCGGAGATTTACCTGTATACCCTGCTTCCTTGTAGGCTACAACCACATCCACTTTGTCATCAACCAGTAATTGAACAAACTTCTGTTCTTTTTTGGTTAGCTTTTTGTCTATCGTCTTAGGGTTCTTATAGTCTTCAAAGCGCATAAGCACCTCCAGTTACTATAAGTATAGCACAAGGTGTTAACAAAGTCAAGCCCACTTTTTAAATTCTCCAAAAAATGTGTACAGAGAACTATTATAATAATACACACCCACGGGGGGGTTTTGCGTTCTCCATTTGTTCCTAACCAGGTTGCAGAATTGCAACAGTGTTGCCAAAATGCGTGATAAATATACAACAGTGTTACAATATTGGTACAGTATTGTGTGACAATTATGCAACACACTGGAGCTATGTGATTGATTTGCAACAGTGTTTCAATATTGGTACAGTGTGATTAAAAATTAGGCAGTGTGTACAGTGTGCGTAAAGAATATACAAATACTTGATATGCTTAAATAATAGGCAATAAACTATGGGCTATTTTAAGACGTTTTTAGGCTATGTAATTTAAATAGAGTATAAGTATACCTGATAAGCTTAAACACGCTGTAACACGCTTAAAACAGCTTGTAGGGCTATTTCTC